AGTGGCAAGAAAAAATTTTGCGAGATATTGGAATACACATACAAAGAAATCAAAGCGTAGATCTACCAGAAATGTTCCGTCTGGCTGTAGCTAGTGGTCGTGGTATTGGAAAATCCGCTTTGGTATCTTGGTTAATACTCTGGATGCTTTCGACACGCTTAGGCTCAACTATAATCGTTACCGCAAACACCGAACAGCAATTACGCTCAAGAACATGGGCAGAATTAGGTAAATGGATGACTTTATCTATAAACTCGCACTGGTTTAACAAAACCGCTACGACTATCAGACCAGCACAATGGTTTGAAGAAGCCTTAATTCGTGATTTAAAGATAGATACTGGCTATTACTACGCACAAGCGCAGCTTTGGAGTGAAGAAAACCCAGATGCGTTCGCTGGAATTCACTCAAGTTATGGGGTTTGTCTAATTATGGATGAAGCGTCAGGTATACCAGCACCGATTTACAGCGTTTCTGAGGGGTTTTTCTCCGAACCGACAGCCGATAGGTATTGGTTCACGTTTTCTAACCCTAGAAGGAATACTGGCCCATTTTACGATTCTTTTCATGGCAAACGCTCGTACTGGAAACAAGAACAAATCGACTCACGCTCAGTTGAAGGCACAGATAAAGAGCTATTCCAACAAATGCTCGAACAATATGGCGAAGATTCAACAGTCGCACGTGTGGAAGTACTGGGCGAATTCCCACGTGCTGACGATGACACAGTAATTCCTATGGAGTTAATCAAAGCAGCCATAGATCGTGACGTAGCTTTATCCGCAAG